AAAGTATGCTATAATATTACTATAGATTAAAAAAAAGATTCACCTAAAAAGGCTTCTCTTAGAAATAACCTTTTATTATCATTCTAATTACCATTTTAGTTGAAACTATAGTATCACTAAGGAGCTAAAATGAGTAAAAAGAATAGAGGTTCACCAAAGTTATACAAAGGTATGCCGTCTCTAAACCCAAACGGTAGACCAAAAGGTAGTGTCAATAAGTATACAGCCTTAAGCAGAGAGTTAATGTCTGCAAAAGGTCCTGAGATTGTACAGAGAGTTATAGACTTAGCACTCGAAGGTGACAGGACTTGTCTTAAAATGTGTATGGATAGAATCCTACCCACAACTAAGGCAGTAGAGTTAAGGTCACAAGAAGGTAAGGGCAATGTTGTAATTAATGTTGGTGGTCTTACTGAGAAAGTAATAAGTGAAGATAATAAAAAACCTTTAGAGTATGAAGAAGGTGTAATAATCTCAGAAGAGAAAATAGACGAGACTATTATAAAGATAGGTAAAGGGGATGAGTAGAGAGTTAGACGTCTCACTACACCCGGCTCAGTTAGAAATCTTTAATAGTACAGCAAGATTTAAAGTAGTAAGTGCGGGAAGACGCTTTGGTAAATCTAGGTTAGCAGCTTGGATATTAATTATTAAAGCACTACAGTCGGAAGATAAGGATGTCTTTTATATAGGTCCTACTTCCAACAAGCTAAAGATATTATGTGGGGTATGCTGAAGGAATTACTTCAGGATACAGATTTAATAGAACAGACCCACGAGAATACAGCTACGATGACTCTAGTCAACGGTAGAAAGATTAGCTTAAAGGGAAGTGACCGACCAGATACTCTGAGGGGCGTGGGACTTGCTTATGTCGTCCTAGACGAATATGCTTCGATGAAGGTAGAGGTGTGGGAACAAATTATAAGACCTACGCTTGCAGATGTAAAAGGTGGTGCGTTATTTATTGGTACGCCCGCAGGTAAGAATCACTTCTACGATATATGGAAAGAAGCGGATGAGGATAAGAATGAAGATTGGGAAGCCTTCCAATATAATTCTACAGATAATCCGATATTAGACCCTGAAGAGATAAAAGTTGCTAGGGAGACTATGTCTACCCAAGCCTTCAGGCAAGAATTTGAAGCTAGTTTTGTCTCTTTTACTGGTGGTATATTTAAACAAGACTGGATAAAATATGACACAGAAGAGCCGAAAGAAGGTAACTATGTTATTGCGGTTGACCCGGCTGGCTTTGAAAAGGTTGAAAAGGAACGTGGTCTTAAAGGGAGTAAACTGGATGAAACAGCTATATCAATCGTTAAAATTAACAATGATGAGTGGTGGGTCAAAGATATACTCCACGGCAGATGGAATATTAAACAGACTGCTTCTAAAATATTACAGGCTGCAATTCAAAATCAAGCAACGATTGTCGGAATAGAATCCGGAGCGTTAAAAAACGCTATCTTACCTTATCTAGAAGATGAGATGAGGTCACAAGGTAGATGGGTAGTTATAACAGATGTAACCCACGGTGGTAAGAAGAAAGCAGATAGAATTACTTGGGCTCTACAAGGTAGAATGGAGCACGGAAAGATTTCTTTTAATAAGGGAAATTGGAATAGAGACTTTGAATCACAGTTGTTAGAGTTCCCTACAAGCGGAACACACGACGATATGGTGGATAGTCTTGCGTATATAGACCAAGTTTCAGTAGCAGACTTTATGCACACTATAGAGATTGATGAGGATTGGCAACCTTTTGATGAAGTAGCTGGATATTAATAAAAAGGATATAAATGGCAAATTACGATTCAGAAAAAGATTATAGAGCTCTATCTCAATGGTTATCCGGTAGACTAGAAAACTGGAGAAACCATAGAGACAATAACTATCTAAAGCAATGGGACGAATATTACCGTCTATGGCGTGGTATGTGGACCTCAGAGGACCAAAACCGCAAGTCAGAAAAATCTAAGATTATTACTCCTGCTTTACAACAAGCAGTAGAAGCTAGTGTCGCAGAGCTCGAAGAGGCTACATTTGGCAGAGGAAAATGGTTTGACATACAAGATGATATGTTAGACCAAAATAAACAAGACGTAGAGTATATACGTAACCTCCTACAGGAAGATTTAGAGGGAGCAGGATGTAAAGATGCTCTATGTGAGGTATTTCTTAATGGTGCAATATATGGCACGGGTATTGCTAAGATTATTACCGAAGAAAAAACAGAGAGAAGACCTGTAGAAGTCCCTGTAGAAGGAACACTTACAACAGTAAGACAGATAGAAGACTATGTTACTGTAGATGTTAAGGTAGAGGCAGTATCTCCTAAAGAATTTATTATTGACCCTAGCGCTAATACTATTAATGAGGCATTAGGAGTCGCTCACGAGGTATATAAGCCGAGATATGTCTTATCTGAGGGTATGGATAAGGGTATATACAGAGAAGTCGATATATCGGCAGATACGGACGTCGTACAGGTAGGATATGACCCTGAATATATTCAAAAGGACGCTTCAGACCAAATTAAAATCTGTGAGTATTGGGGTAAAGTTCCTAGAAAGTTCTTAAACTCTAAAATTGACACAGATGATTTTGAATATGATGAAGATGAGCTAGTAGAAGCTGTAGTTACTCTAGCTAATGACTCTCATATACTAAGAGCTGAAGAAAATCCGTTTATGATGGTCGACAGACCGTTTGTAAGTTATCAGCACGACATCGTCCCAAACAAGTTTTGGGGGAGAGGTGTTTGTGAGAAAGGGTATAATCCACAAAAAGCATTAGATGCAGAAATGAGAGCAAGAATTGACTCTCTAGCATTGACTACAACTCCAATGGTAGCCGCAGACGCTACTAGACTACCGCGAGGCATCAAACTAGAGGTGCGTCCCGGTAAAACTATCCTTACTAATGGAGACCCAAGACAGGCTATTATGCCTCTCACATTAGGTCAGACCGACCAACATACCTACAATCAGGTTGCCTCGTTGCAAAATATGATTCAGATGGGTACTGGAAGTGCTGATATGGGTGTTCCGGATAGAGCCACTTCAAGTGGTATGTCTATGGTTCAGTCTGCAAGCATTAAGAGACAGAAACGTACTCTTATGAACTTCCAAAATACATTCCTCATACCTATGATTAATAAGGCGATGTGGAGAAAGATACAATTTGACGTAGACAGATATCCTGTTACTGATTATAAGTTCGTCCCTTACTCTACTATGGGTATTATGGCTAAAGAGCTTGAAATGCAGCAAATGGTACAAATGCTCCAGTCAATTCCGAAAGACTCTCCAGCTTTCAATGTCCTGTTGTTAGCTATCTTTCAGAACTCTAGTATCCATAATAGAGACCAAGTGGTACAATCACTTATGCAAGGTTTCCAGCCGAATCCTGAACAACAACAGATGCAACAAATGGCTCAAGAACTGCAAATTCAGCAGTTACAAGCTGATATACAGAAGACATTAGCAGAAGCACAGGAAGAACAAGCTAAGGCTATGAAGCATCAAGCAGACGCAGGGTCATCACAGCCACAGAATGAGCTAGATGTCCAAGAGAGGATTATGGAACTACAGAAGAAAATGATGGAGCTAGAAAAAATGAAGGCTGATATTGAAAAGCAGTATTCAGAGACAGCTAGAAACATACCTGAAATAGAACACCTACAATCGGAGACAGCATTAAATTATGCAAACGCAGCTAGACGACCAAACTAAACAGTTTTATAGGGCTAGACAAGATTTAATAGAGCAAGACGGATGGAGAGACTTAGTTGAAGAGCTAAAAAATCTCGAAGAAATCTATAATAAATTAGACTCAATAGAGTCTGAAAAAGACCTTTGGTTCTCTAAAGGTCAGTTGTCAATTTTAAGGCAAGTAATTTCTTTAGAAACGGCAACTAAACAAGCGGTGGAAGAACTAGACATATAGCCCCACCATTTTAATAACTTCATAACCCAAATGGGCGGAGAATAACAATTATGAGTAATATAGTAGTGGACGCTGAGGCGCAAGTACCAGCAGATGTAGAAATTTCAAATGTAAATGACAGTACGATAACAGACACAACAGCAGAAGAAGCTATGGACCAAGTAGCTGAGGCAGTAGATGCCTCGGAAGCCACAGAAAGTTCAGATATGCCTTCTAAGTTTGCCGGAAAGTCAACACAAGAAATTATAGATAGTTATACTAACCTCGAAAAGGAGCTTGGACGTAAAGCCCAAGAAGTTGGAGAGCTAAGAAAATTATCAGATAGTTTCCTACAAGCTGAAGTATCGCGTAATACGCAAAATCCACAAGATAACACTCCATTAGAAACTAAAGATAATGATGTAGATTTTTTCGATGATCCTAATAAAGCGGTCAACGATATGATTGAAAATCACCCTAAGTTTCAAGAGTTTCAACAGTTTCAAGCTCAACAAGCACAAGCAGGAGCTGAAGCAAGGTTGAAACAAACACATCCTGATTTTACTGATGTTATAAAAGATACAGCATTTCAGGAATGGGTACAAGATAGTCCGATTCGTATGCAAATGTTTCAAGCGGCTGACGCTTATAATTTTGATGCGGCTAACGAGTTACTGACCAACTGGAAAGACAGGTCTATGATTAGTAAGACGCGAGAAGTCAAAGAGAAAGCAGAAGTAGAAAGAAAAGAAGCGCTTAAAGCAGGAACAGCAGAATCGAGAACATCTTCAGGCTCAGGCAAAGGAGGTAAGACGTTTAGACGTGCTGACCTAATTCGCTTAAAAATGGAAAACCCTAATCGGTATGAGTCATTACAAGATGAAATATATGCGGCTTATGCTGAAGGTAGGGTTGTTTAATAAAATGCTAATATAACTTATAGGAGTTAATTGAAATGGCAAATATGACAATCACGACCGCAGCGGCGTTCATTCCTGAAATTTGGAGTGATGAAGTTGTTGCGACGTATAAAGCAAACCTTGTTGCGGCTAATCTAGTTCGTAACCTAAACCACGCAGGTAAAAAAGGCGATACTATCCACATCCCAACACCGGGTCGTAACGCTGCAAGTGCAAAAGTTAAAGACGCTACTGTTACTTACGTTACTGATACAGCGACTGATACAGCAGTAGTTATTGACAAGCACTTTGAGTGGTCAACTCAAATTGAAGATATTGCAGAGCTTCAAGCATTAAATTCAATGAGAAAATTCTACACCGATGATGCTGGCTACGCTTTGGCGAAGCAAGTTGACTCTCAAATTATTACTGATCTAGACGGTGCTTCTGCACTAACTGGGGGTAATGCTGTAATTACAGGTGTAACAGATTGGGACGCTTCTATCCTAGTAGGATTGGAAGCTCTTAACGATAACGACGTTCCTCTAGAAGGTCGTTCTCTAGTTGTTACTCCTTCTTGTATGACTGCACTAATGACTGAAGAGCGCTTTACTGAGCAGCAGTTCATTGGTGATGGTAATGCAATTAAGACAGGTAAAATCGGTCAAATCTACGGCGTAGACGTTTATATGTCTACTCAAGTAGGTACTGGTAATACTGAGAAGGCGTTCTTATTCCAAAGAGACGCTCACGTCTTAGCAACTCAGCAAGCGGTTCGTACACAGACACAGTATAAGCAAGAATATCTTGCAGATTTATTTACTGCTGATACTGTTTATGGTACTAAGGTTATTCGTCCGGGTTCTATCCAAGAACTTACGTCGTAAGTTTAACCACGGAGCTCTCCTCTTTATGGGGAGAGTTTCACATTAAACTTAGGAGA